AGATTACTTATGGTGAATTAGCTGCTGTATATAGAAAAGGTCAAGGTGCTTATTTATCTAGTGGAAGTCGAAATGTCAGTATGCCTGCATGGTCAATGGCTCGTGTTAATAGTTATATGAAAGGTGGACCTGCACGCAGAGTCGATAAAGATATTTATGATAGAACTAGGAAAAGACAAAAATGACAGAACAAGAAAAAATTAAAAACAAATTAAAAAAATATAATTTAGAAGGTGTTAATAAACCAAAACCAACACCAAATCACCCAACAAGTTCGCATATTGTTTTAGCTCGAGAAAAAGGTAAAGTAAAATTAATACGATTTGGTCAACAAGGAGTTAAAGGTAGTCCAAGAAAAGATGGAGAGTCAGATGAGTCAAGAAAAAGACGTATGTCATTTAAAGCTAGATTTGCTAAAGATATTAAAAGAGGCAAAATGTCTGCCGCATATTGGGCAAATTTAGTTAAATGGTGATATAAATAATATAATACATTTAGTTTACGACTAATTTATGTCTGAAGAAAACAAAGAAGTGGTTACGCCACCAGAAAATAATGCAGAACTTGAGCAATTAAAAGAATCTGTAAAAAAACTTGAAGCAAAAAACTACGAACTTATTGGTAAATTAAAAAACCAAAAACCGGTTTCTGATAAAGCTGTGCCAGAAGATTACGAAGCGTTACTTGCTTTTAAACAAAAGCATGAACGTGAACAATTAGAAAATGAAGGAAAATATACAGAAGCAACACAAAAACTAGAACAACAGTATCGTGATAAATCTGCAGAAGATAAAGAACGAATACAAAAACTTGAGGCAAGAAACAGAGAGCTTGAACTTATTGCACCAGCAATGCAAGCATTATCTGAGGTAACACATGACCCTGAGTTAGTTTTAAATAATTTAGTTCCAAAAGATCAAATACAAATTAAGGAAGGTGTACCTGTAGTTGTTGATGGTTATGAACAATTACCTGTTCAGGAATATGTAAAAAATAAACTTGAAAAAGAAAAACCATATTTACTAAAAAACAAACCCCCATCTGGTGGAGGTGCTCCGATTTCAAGACCATCATCTGATAATTTTTCAGAAGATATGTTAAAACCATTTCTGAAAAATAGTGAAGATATTACTGAACAGGGTCGTATTTTTAAAACATATGGAAAAGAAACTTGGCAAAAGTTGAGAGATATTGCTAAAACACGTTAATATATAAATATTAGGCAAAGCTACGCTAAGTCAAATAGGGTTACGCCCACAACCGTTAAATTTTTATTCTTGAACACATGGCAGTTCTCAGGAGTGATATTATCGTTCCAGAGGTATTTACGCCTTATGTCATTGAGCAAACTACTGCTAGAGATTCATTTCTTGCAAGCGGTGTGGTTGCACCTATGGCTGAGCTAAATGCTACTGAGGGTGGTGATTTCGTAAATGTACCTTTTTTCTCTGCAAACTTAAGTGGAGACTTTGAGGTTTTATCAGATTCATCTTCACTAACACCCGGCAAAATTTCTACTGACAAACAAGTTGGTGTTATTTTACATAGAGGTCGTGCATTTGAATCTCGTGACTTAGCTGCATTGGCAGCAGGGTCAGATCCAATGGCAGCAATCGGTCAAAAGATCGGTGCTTACATTGCAAACCAAAGACAAAAAGATTTACTTGCTTGTCTTGATGGAGTATTTGGCTCTATCAATGAAAACACAAACAGTTCAGCTTTCTTTGATCTTTGTATAGATTCAGAATCAGGTGATAGCCCAACTGGTTTATCTCCAAAGCACGTTGCAAAAGCAAGATCAATTCTTGGCGATCAAGGCGACAAGCTAACAGCAGTTTGTATGCATAGCAAAGTTTACTATGATCTCGTAGAGAGAAAAATGGTTGACTATGTTCTTGCTTCAGATGGAAACGGCGGTTCTGCAACAGCAAGTGGTGGTACTATTGCCCCTGCATATGCTGGTGGAAACGATACAGTTCCAACATACTGCGGACTAAGAGTTATTGTTTCTGATGATGTTTCTACTACTGGTAGTGGTTCATCAACTGAATACAGTACATATTTCTTTACTGCTGGTGCAGTAGCAAGTGGCGAGCAAGCTGGTCTAACAACAGAAACAGACAGAGACATTCTGGCAAAGTCTGATGCTATGGCTATTGATCTTCACTATACATATCATCCTGTTGGTTCTAAATGGGCTGTTACAACAACAAACCCAACAAGAGCACAACTTCAAACTGTAGGCAACTGGTCGAAAGTCTACGAGACAAAGAACATTGGTATCGTTAGAGCTACTAACGTATCTACTCAAGACTAGAGGTAATTAATTATGCCAAGTTTATTTGAGGTTACTGCTGGGAAGTTAACTGGACCAACAAAAGGCGGGACAGTAACACAAGCAACAAACAAATCTACAGGTGTAACTCTTAATACAGAGTCAGGTCAGATCACAATGAACAATGCAGCTTTGGATGCTGCCGCAGAAGTATCATTTACAGTTACTAATAGTGAAATTGCTGCAACTGATGTTGTAGTAGTTAACCATGGTTCTGCTGGTACTGCTGGTAGTTATCTTGTAGCTGCAAACACTATTGCTGCTGGTTCCTTCGCAATCACAGTTTCTAATGTTTCTGCTGGTTCATTAAGTGAAGCTATTGTCATTAATTTTGTTGCATTAAAGGGTGCATCTAGTTAATGGGCATATTCGCTTTTAGACGAATGAGAAAACAGGAGGCTACTAAAACAGTAGCCCCTGAACCTCTTAAAAAAACAAAACGTAAGCCTAAACTAAAACAAAATGGCAATCACGATAGACGCAACAGTGGGGGGAGCATCGGCGAACAGTTACATAACACTGTCTGATGCAAACGCAATTGTAGAGGGATTAATTCTTGATGATGATGTTTCAGTATGGGATAGTTCCAATACTGATAACAAAAATAGAGCTTTATATACTGCTGCGGTAAGGATTGACAGAGAAAGATTCTTAGGTGCAAGGGTAACAGATACACAAGCATTACAATGGCCTCGAACAGGTGTCAGAAAACCAGATACCTATATAAATACTTACGCTACAGGTTTTCCATTTCGCATAACAACTGATTATTTTACTGACACAGAGATACCAGAACAAGTCAAAAAGGCACAAGTAATTCTTGCTGTTTACTTGAATAATAATCGTAATGGTTTAGGATTAAGTGGTCTTGAAGATTTTAAAAATGTTAAAATTGGTAATCTAGATGCAACACCGAATTTTTATGGTTCGGTTGGTGCTGATAGAGTACCACCACTATTCGAAAGGTATTTCACTGGATTAAGAATAAGTGGACCCGGCAATGTCGCTATTAAAAGGAGTTAATTATGGGTTACAGTTACCCTTCAGCAAAAATCATCAATGATACAGCAGCCCATACGGGTAGATTTGGTAAAATTGCTGCTTTGCAAGATTCTGTTATTGCTACTCTTGTTTCTGAAAACATTACAGGTGATTTAACATCTTTGCAGTTTAAATCTACTGCCGAAATAGAAGGTGTTATTACAAGTATTACATTAAGTAGTGGTACTGTTATTGCTTATCTACTGTGACAACATATTTTCCTGCAGCAAAAATAATAAATGATACCAACGCTCATACGGGTAGATTTGGCAAAGTGATGGCATTACAAGATTCTGTAATCACTGTTGGTAAACTTTTTGATTCAGTCCCGTCAGTTGATGATATTACAGATTTTGATAGTATTTTACCAGCATATTTTGGAGACCATAAATCAATTCAATTAAAAGCGGGAGCAGAATTTTTTGGCCCATTTTCTGTTGTTGTATTAGATAGCGGAACTGTTATTGTTTATAGATTATGAGTTTAGCTAACGCATTAAAAAAAGCAGCATCAAAAACATTAAGTAAACTTGGTGGAGATGTAACTATTAGAAAAGTTACTGCCGGTTCATATAATACAACCTCAGGTGTTATTGCTGAAACGACTGCAGATACAACAATTAAGGGTGTTTTAGAAAATGTAACAAGGTCGCAAGTAAATGATCTGATTGAACAACAGGATAAAATTCTAACAATATCTGCAAATGATTTAGATTATGTACCAACAACAAAAGACAGAGTTGTCATAAGTAGTGTTGAATTTAAAATTATTTCTGTTGTTACAAATGAACAGAACAATACACCAATTAGCTTTGAACTTGTTTTGAGGTAATTATGGTTAGACAGATAAGGCTTGATCAAATAGATGATGTAATGGCTCAAGCAGTACAGGAGTTAGTACAAAAAACTACATTGAGGTGGACTGAATTATCTAAAAATGCAACACCTGTTGATACTGGTAATTTAAGAAATGGTTGGAAAACTGATATAAGAAAATTTAAAGGTACTATTATTAATAATGTTGAATATGCTGAACCTGTCATTTATGGAACTTCATTACCACCTAGTTGGCAAGACAGATATAGAACTAGACAACAAACAATAAAAGGCTTTCCAGAATTACAAGCAAAACAATTAACCACACAATATATTCCGCAAGAATTAGCAAGAATAATTAGGAGAATGTAATGGCTGCAACTGATCTTAATACAGTACGGTCAACTATAGAGGCAAGACTTGCAACAGAGTTAGCATCAAGTCCTGCTATTTCTGTAGTATTTAATAATATGTCTTTTGATTCAACTACAGAAGATACTTTTGTTCAATGCCAGACAAGTTTTGGTTCTGGCAGTTATTTAACAATGGGTGGTTCTGCTAACTCTACAAATAGTGTTGTTGGTTTAATAATTTTAAATATTTTTACAGAAGAAGGTATTGGAGCAGGTGCTAACTATGTTATTGGCAAAAGGTTGCGTGACCTCTACAATAATATTACAGTTTCAAATGTTATTTTTGATTCACCTATTGGACCTGAAGTTTTAACATCAAGTCCTGAAGGTAAGTTTCAAACACAAATCAGAATAACCTTTGAAATCT